TGAAATCTCTCTTTCAGTAGAGAGACGTAGGCGAAATCCGTGTCGAAAGCGGAAAGCAATCCTGGTGGCCACCTGTTTTTTTTTCACAAAAAAAGGAATGAGAAATCGAAATTCCCATTTGCTTTTTTTGGTTGGTTACTTATTTTATTCTATGGTTTAACCCTTAATTCTTATGTCTTCTTCACCATTCTGCGTTCTACACAAAGGACACGGCTTCATTGAACCGTGATAATGCAGAGGTTTGATATTGTCCCAACAAGAACCACAATAATAATGATTGCATTTTGTTCTGACTGTATTCACACTATAACCACGTGACCAAACCGAATGTGTCCAAGACCATCTACACTCTTGGATTTGTTCAAAGCATATTGGACAGTCATCAATTTCATCCATTACAGTTGGTTTTTTACTGTAATTTTCACGAACAATATGAAGGCTTTTCCATCGTTCGCAGAGCGCCTTCACCATACGCGTCTTGGACAATGTAAGGGGTATTGGGGTTCTTCCGTATTTACGGTTTAATTTGTTATTGCCCATTGCGTTTGATTGCATACTTTTTTCATAGGGTGTTAGGTATGCAACCACTTTGAGTTCGTGTGATGTAAATGAACCAAAGTCGGGACATTCCGTGTTCTTCATGCAATCAAGTAACATATTCAACTTACCTTTCATGTTGCTGTTGCATTTGGTTGTATCATGGCGCACACTGTCGCAAAATAAACAATTTGATTTCTTACTCATCGTTGAAATATTGGTTATGATCCTCACATTAAAAAAAAGACCATCAATTTTGTAGTAGGGACTTGATACGCTTTACTGGTAGGCGGTATTTACACTATTTCTCATTTAAAACGCACAATTTAAACGAGATTTTCCTTATATTTGAATATAAATCCTGCGGAAGACTTGCGTTTTCCCGATAATACACTACTTATCTTGATTTCAGATTGTATGTTATATTGGTTTTTTAAATATTCGCGTGCGTCAATTTGGTAAGTAAATATTTTTACAAATGTTCCGTCTATAGTAAATACATCAAATGGTTTGTTAGCACCCTGTGTATCTAATTTTATATATTTTGCTTCTGGATTATCCTCATAATATTTTTTCTTAGATTCACTATTTTTTTTTCTTGCTTCTGGATTATCCTCATAATATTTTTTCTTTACTGCACTCATTTGTTCTCTTGCTTCTGGATTTTCAAACCGTTTTTTTTGAGATTCACTACATTGTTCTCTTGCTTCTGGATTTTCAAACCGTTTTGTTTGAGATTCACTACATCGTTTTCTAGATTCGGGATTTTCATAATATTTTTTCACCCCATCACTAATTCGTTGTATTGTTTCAGGGTTTTCTTTGTAATGTTGTGTCAGTTTTATACCCTGTTCTTTTCCCGCTTCTGGATGTTCTTCGTGCCATTTTTTCTTATTTTCGCTCATTTTTTCTCTTGCTTCGGGATTTTCTTCATAATATTTTTTACCTCTCTCACTCATTTGTTGTATTAATTCTGGATTTTCTTCAAAACGTTTTTTCATGAATTCACTATGTTCTTTTCCCGCTTCTGGATTTTCTTCATACCATTTTTTATGTCTTTCACTCTGTTCTTTTCTCGCTTCTGGATTTTCTTCATACCATTTTTTCTTTATTGTACTCATTTTCAGTTTTGCTTCTGGGTTTTTCTCGTAATATTTCTTAAGTGATTCACTAATTTGTTTTTTTATATGCGGATTGTCCTCGTAAAATTTTTTCGTTGCTTCACTCATTTTGAGTTTGATTTCTTTTGTAAAGACATAACCATTAACTCCTTCTCCACCATACGTCATGTTATATCCATATCCATCAATATAATGCGAATTGTATATTTGAATATACTCAATCTCCTTTTCACATAATTCTCCTATTGTATATGCTCTATCTATTTCTATAAGTTCGAAAGTATCAATCATATCATATTTTCGTATAGCGTTATATAGACATTTTGTATCATTTTTCGCACAACGTTTATGTTCGTTGTGTCGTTGTTGCAATGAGGTGGTTGTTAGACCAATATAATGTTTCCTGTTAGGAAAATGCATTTTGTAAATAATATAAGACATGTTAAATATAATAAATATCTTTATTATATTCAATTCAATTCAATTCAATTTTATGATTAATAATGGGCGATTGAAATGAGAAAAGATGTAAAGGGAACCTGGGTTCCCTTTATTTGTTCATCACAAACTTCATTACTTTTGGTTCTTCACCATAAATAAAATCGCGCTTATATGCAGACACTTTACGCTGAATCAACGTAGAAACATAGGGTTCTTCGGTGGTGATTTCAACCAACATGGTGTCGTATTTGGACAAACGCAGATTTTGAACGGCAGGCATTAAATCTTTCACGTGCATTTCCACTGCAGCAATCAGGACTTCCCGGTTTCCCGAATCTTTGTATTCATCCAACAATTTACGAATATCATCACGTATTTTATACATTTCCTCTGTTTTGTGGTCAATTTGTTCTCTATGATGATCATTGTTGTAAGTCTCATTATAGTTGGACAATAGAGATTTATAATTTTCACTAGTGCCGTTATATTTTTCCAACGTTTTCTTGAATTGTTCAGCGGATGTATGCTTTTGGACATATTCGAATAAAGTATCCATTTTTTGAACAATGATTTCTTGTTTGTCTTCTTGAATATCATCTGCATACATGGACAACAAATCGTCCATACGAAAATAATCGCCACTGAATATTTGTATATGCAAATCGCATGGTTTGGTCTTGTCTCCGCAAATAGCGCTATATTTTTGGTCTTCGTTGCTAAAAATCGTTCCTACATTCCTTTTACAATTAATACAGGGTGGGTTTACACTGCGTACCTTGTGTCGACTTTCCTTTTTTGTAGCACCGCGCTCATAAGCTGCGTGTTTCATTTTGCGCATTTTAATTTCATATTGGTTTTTTAATCGAAAGTATTCGTGAATACTTTCTAAATAATCATATTTCTTGTCCTTGGCCTTTGTCTTTTTCTCATTTGGTTTTGAACGGTCAATTTCCACAAAAGGGTTGTTTTCCATTTCTAAATCAACTAATGACGGTGGAACATGCTCCAGCATTAAAAGAGGATTATTCGAGCATTTCAATGTCTTTAATCCAGGAGTTCCTGCTAAATCCAATCGACGTATTTGGTTATTTTCGCATTCCAATTCTTCCAATCCTTCGGGCAAATTCATAATTTCGGTCAATTCATTGTCTGATAAATGCAAAACGCGCAATTTAGGAAGATTCGTAGCATCGAATTTCGACAAGGAGTTGTTGGATAGGTCTATTTTTTCGATAGTAGAGGGAAGGTCTTCTATCTTGTCTAAAAGTTGGTCGTCACAAACCAAATTTACAACACCTTCTGGAATATTTCGAATACTGGTGACTTCACCCGAATACACGAAAACAATGGAGTCCACTTTTTTAAACCCGCGATCAGATAAGACGGCGAAGTCAATATTGCCGTGCAAAGATGTTTTAATTTGCAGTTCAGTGGTATACGTTGCGTCCAATTTATCGAGAATAGACAACAAATTCAATTGTGCAGTATTATTTTCACCAATGACCGATTCGCGATGTTCTTCTGTTTTATTCATGAATGTAATTTCGATATAAATTAAATTCACATTATAAATTCCCTATTGGTGACGTCATTAAATTCTTTTGCTCCGCCTGATAAAAACGGATTTTCGACAAAATATATTGTTGATCTTTCAACATTTTTTGTTGTTGTTCATAAGGAGTCGGCTTTTGTTTGTAACAGTAATACAATGTAAATGAGACGATCAAAATGAACAAAGTAAGCACTCCCGCATTTAATGCAAAAGAATATATTTTCACACGGTGTTCATGACATGTTCGCAATGTATTTTGTAAATAATGAGTAACGCTTCCTTCTATTAATCGTGGACCGTCCATCCTATAAACTATATACGAAAAATAATAGTGTGAGAATACGTTTCTAAACTGTCTTACAATTTATGTAGTTCTATGTATATAGGATCATGGCCACCGAAAATGAAACACCCCCACAATCATCCACGTCACCGGGATTAATCGTAGTTGGATATTGCATTGGTTTTGTAATCCCATTGGCTATTATTTACAATCTATTTTATCATAAAAAGGGTGGAATGGGATCCTTAGTATTGGTTTACGCAGGTGCCTATTTTATGGGTTTAATATTTTCTTTGTTGTATTATCGCACTGTAATCATGCAAAAAAGTGGTGATATAGCAAAAATGGACAATAGCACAGTGAAAAAGGTAATGCTTGTAAATGTAGCATCCTATTCCATAGTAGCAGTCACATTATTCGCATTAGCAATCAACCCAAGTTTGGTAAATATTTTTGAAAATACGGTAGGGTATACGTTCTTGGGTATGAAGGGACTACACGCATTAGCCAATGAAATCTTTGTAAGTAATGAATTGAGCAAAATACAAGAAAATGGTGATTTTGACTATGATTTCCTTATTACAAGATTTGGAGTCAATGATATAGGCACAATCGAAAAATATTTCGAAGATAAATCAAATTCTGATGCCCAACAAAATATGCCGAATTTACCCACTTATTTTCAAATGGAGTTAAAAGACCACGACCAATTGTTCAACTTTACCAATTTGATTTATTTAAAACACAGTGTGGGGCATTTTACCTGGATTTATTTGACGTCCATTATTGCTATGTTGATTTCAATGGTGACCTTGAGTATGAAATAAAGGGAACCTAGGTTCCCTTTCAATCCCTCCTCTAACAATGCCGTTTCAATCCCTCCTCTAACAATGCCGTTTCAATCCCTCCTCTAATAATTGCATTTGATAGATAAAGGACTCAAGATGACTATCTTACCGAAGATAAAACAACACCGCCAGATAAGATAATACGGCCAGTGCAATGGAAATAGTCCATACCGGTAAAACGGTTTTGTTCTTGTAACCGACACCAAATTGCCTAAATTCACCATCGGGACCATATGCAAAACTGGGTTTCACTATATGAACACTGGTAAAAAGAATTAGAAATAATGCAATTGCAAATGTAGGTTTGTTCATTCGGACATAAGATTGTGAAAACATAGATTTTATAAACTATTATATTATGTATTTATAAAATCGTTGTGATGAAAACAACTACACTTATTCGTAGTCGCGGTCTTCTTCATAATAGGCACCATCTTCATCCTGTCCCATAAATCCGGTAATATCATTTGCTTCCTGGTCGTAAAAATCATCGACTTCTTCCGCATCATTTGCCTCTATTTCTTGGACATCTCGTTGAATCGCTATATCATCTTCTTCTGCATCACCTTGATTTGCGAGTTGATTGAATAGTTCCTTGCGCTCTTCTTTGTATCGTTCCTTGTCGTAATTGACTAAACCCTTACGCAATCCGATATTCCATCGTCCCAATTTCAATATTTTCTTAGTATCTTCTACTCTACGTTCGTCTGCATCCATATCGCGCAAAAAATCTGTAATCAATTTCTTTTCTTTCAGCTTGGAACGCGTTACACGTTTTTCAATATCGTTATACGATAAATCGGTGACCTTTTTGTTTTTCTCGTCAATATCCAGAAAAGCCAATAGCAGTTCGGCCACGCGAGCTTCTAATTCTCTTTTATCACCGGCAATAATCTGCACATCTTCTAAATTATATCCATATTCCGCATCTGCATCATTCACAAATGTCTCAGTTGATAGTCCTAAAACGAATTCATCTGCATTTTCACGAATTGATTGACGACGCATTTGTTTTCGTTCTTGGACATCCATTTGAAGAAGTTCGTCATTTTCAGTTGCTTTGATATATTCGTGCAACACTGAATACCAGATATAGGAATAAATCATATACAATGTCCGTTTTGTAAATAGGGAATAATAATAGCGTTCAGGTTGTTCCCCTTCAGCCTCTTTGTGAATGGGAGTAAATATGGGTATAATGTCCAAAAAACCGCTCACATCACGCAGCTGTGTTTGCACTTCATCTAGAACATTTAATAAAGTCGCATCATTCATAAAGGATTGTAGTGGTTTGTAATATTCTTCAATAAATCGAGAAATATCAATATTATGGTCACTTGCTAGATTCCAGTGCTTATGTGCCTTTGTACTGACTTTATTCTTATTACGTATCATTTCCGGATAAGTGCGACTCATTGCAAATACCGAATTACGCATAAATTGAGTGACTGAATACATTGCGGTTTCGTCATTCTGGGACAGTTTAGATTGGTCCATATTCCACATATGGATATTCGCCATTAATTCTTCCAATTTTGTTTTGCGTTGCGGAGAAATATTCCCGTTTTTACCTAAAAAATCAGCAATACGATCCAATAATTCGGTATTGGCTCTAGTCAACCAATTATTCAAACGATATGTTTCGTCACTGTCTTCTGCAGTCATCGTTCTAGGATTAAACTTGGCTAAAACACCGTCTAATAATTCGCGAAATTTGGGGCAAAACGTGACTTCATTATCTTGGTCGTAACGTTGGTCCATATAGCTCAAATAATCACGAAGTCTGGATACTCGACTTCCTTTGAGTTTCCCTAAATTCACATCAACCAAATTTCGCTTATTTATTACATCCATCAATTGAAGTAGATTATCATTACTGAATCGTTTGCCGTGTTTCTTCAAAAATTCTATTTTGTCGGACAGTGATGCACGAGAATTGTATTCGGGAACCTTTTCGGGAAACAATCCTCGCAAATCTTCCGGGATCGGCATGAGATTGTCCAAGTTGCAATAGTGAATATACGCCAAGTATACGTTTTTCTCGAAATGGTCGGCGGGCATTTCCATAGTAAAAGTCAAACCTGTGCGTTTTGGGTCATATATCATACTCGCACGAGCCATTTTCTGCACATTGTCTATGATTTCCCCCCATCCCTTGACCATTCGAACGTGAACGGTTATTTCCTTGTTCTTTTCTTCAAAATAGTCCAAGACGCGAACTGTTTGTTTGTCGTTACAACACGCATTTTCCGTGAAAAAAACGTTGGACGCAGTTCGTAAAAGCAGTCCCTTCGATTTGACTATTTTGTTGATTTGTTCAATGACTGCGAAACCAAAGAGGGCGCTCTTGGTTTTAAACATAGCCAATTGATTACGTTGTTCTTTATTGCCTGTGCGCATTAGCTCAACCATTTCGTTTTTGTATTCAGAAGAAATGCCCCGCAAGTCTTTCACCACTTGGAAATCAACAACCGGAGGTAAGAAATGCACCCATTTCTGAATAGAATGTTCTTTGGGGATGCTTTCATCGGGATGCAAAAGAAGATATTCGTGTTTTTCTGCATATAATTCCATTAAATCATTGCGGGTCAAAATCGATGTGCGAATGACGGTTTCAATTTGATTCTGAATGATTTCCATAGGTAGGGGTTTAATCGCATTCCAAGGTTTAATACTTTTGCTTTTGATAGTATTTAGAACGCAAGCCAAATATTGGACACCTGATTTGTCTTCAATCGACCCCTGATTGTCTGGAAATCCGCGGAAAGATTGGACACATCCAGGGAATGTTTTTTGTATTTTGAAAGAAGGGATCGTCGTTTGTATTGCGACCAAAATGACCGAAGTTACAATAAAAATAATGGATTGGTTGCGATAAATCTCATAAGGAGGAGGACGACGGTCCTTTCCTTTGGCTTCGGCTGCATATACTTCCTCGCTTTTCAAATCAGATTTCATAATTTCAAGAGAGATGCGCAAGACAAAATCCTCGACTGAGTCTAAAGGCAAGCCAATATTGAGTGAAATTGCGCGGAACAAATTATATACCATTTCCGTATCAGGATTTTCAGATACACGGTCCTTTTTTGCTCTTTGTCCGGCCATCAAAGCAACCAATGCTTCACCTGCATCTTCCTCGATTTCGTCACTAGTAATAATGGGGCGACCCATTTCGTCAAAACCCTGCTCATCCACAAATTCGATTTTACGAAGTACATAACCACTATATTTATCCACGATACTGTCTCCGTCATCACTTAACATACCTTGTTTTCTACACAATTGGTTTTGTTTCTGAACATAGTTTTCATTGGAAACAAATGTGCGAGCCAATTCAAATAGTGCAGTGGGGAGCAGAGGGGCGTTTGTTTCTGTGCAATATAACCAATAAAAACTTTCGCCCAATTCATCCACCATTGCATCGCGACAATAAAGACTCACAAACTGAACCAAATCAGATTGGCGTTTTACAAAATCGGCTTGTCCAAGAATTTGATCACGTAGCACCAAATGTGGGGATTGTATCGACTCACCCTCTTTTGCAAAACGCCCCATTTCAAATGCAATATCATTTGCCTTATATTGTTGGACGTGTAATAGACGTTTGATTGCTTTTATCATAATCATTGATTTTTCCACTCGGTCACGTAATTTGTCTTGTAAATTCTCCGCGGAAATCGCAAAACGCTCATCGAATTCACCTACCATTTTCTTTCGTGCAATTTCACGCATGCGTTTCTCTGCATCTTGGAGGCTTTCACATACATTCGATTTCGTGTTTCGGAAACAAATTTTACTCATATTGCAAAACAGCGTATTACTGTCGATAAACGCGGTTTCGTCGACACTTTCGTCGTGAACCCAATGGTCTCCGACACGTTTATAGTAAGCCACTTTTTTACGAATATCGCCTTCTTTTTCTACATCACTTTGGTCTTTCTTGGACAATTTGTCCGCATCGACCGATCCGGGTAATTGAGGTTTTATTTCCAATACGGCGAACTCACCCGGATGCACCCGTTTTTTCCCTTCAATGATAGAAGTCGCCATTTCGTCTGCCATTTTGGGAGGACAGTCGTGTTTTTGAACTAATGCTTCCGCCAAAAATTCGACAAAATCTTCGTGATTGTATTTCTTTTCCTCGTCTTTGTAATCTTTCAACAATTCATAAGGAGTATCGTCATAATCTTGGTCGAAAAACACATCTTTCTCACTATTGTCTTTTTGTAAATCTTTCATAGTAGAATATTTCTTGGACAAAACGCGACGCGCACAATCGGAGGGCTTTATTTTATCAATGGCCGACATATCATCCTTTTCAGTGCTTTTTTCCAATGCTTCCGTCAAATTATCAGGAGTAATGAGTGAAGACATTAAAAAACGAACCAAATTGCTGAAAAGACGGGAATTGTCCAAAAAGATAATCTTGGACAACCATTCTTCAGGAGACAATCCTGGTCTCTCTTTTTCCCCCTTTTTTCGGTGCTCATCATTACTCACATAAATGTTATACATATCCACTAGCATATCAAATAGCTCTTTTTTTTCAAAAAGTAGTTTCTCCATACGATGTTGGTAAGGAGAAGATCGACTATAGTGTGCATTTTGCAGTTTATTCATTTCTTCGCGCATTTTTTCCAAATGTAATTTGTAGTCTTTGGTTTGCTCTTTTACAAAAAAGCGTAATGCATTGTAATATGTATAATTCAAATCTTCCGTATACACCAAATAGGGTTCTAATGCATTTGTTGCTCGCTTAATGGACAGCATATTGGAAAGTGCTGGCTTGGGATGCATCTTAACTAATAATTGCACCAATGTTTTGGTGTTCGGAACCAGGGTGTCCAAGAATTTGCGAAAGCGATCGGGATTCTGTTCCAAGCTTTCATCTAATACGAAATGTTGAATAGTGTGTTTATGTTGTTCTATATTTTCCCAATAATCAGCATCATAATTCTTTTCAAAATCGCGTATTAGATTCGGTGTAATATCGGCGTGTTTGTTCAAAATACGGAACAAATACAAATAATTTTGCGAAAGACCCGATTTGGTTAAGATGGTGGAACCCGGTAAATCAATAGATGAAAATTGTGTAACTGTGGGAGGCATCATCATTATAGATTTCATAGTAAGAGGATCGTTTTGTGTAAGAGGTGTGCGAATATAAATCTTTCGTCCTGTTCTGGATATGGTGGACGCCAAATAATGTTGTCCCAACTCATATCTCTGAATCACGTGTTGTCGTCGAATATATCCCTCCCTTTCTTTAGTTGCACTTAACACGGTGCTGTAAAAGTTTTCCAAATTATCCACAATTGTTTCCATCGCGGTTTGAATGGGAACATTGGGTGCTAAATAATTTTCGGGGTGTTGTGGTGGTTCTATTGGTGTGAAAGACGGATGTGATTGTTGATAATATTTTACATACGCCGGAACATCACCGCCTTTCAATCGATTTTTCAAATAATCTACTTGTAATGTTTCGTCATTTCCTAAAACTTCGGCATTTCTATATTGCGATACATCGTCCATTGTTTCGGGGTGAATATGCGTGTATACCTTTTTGCGCAAAGAAACAACCGGCAAAACCCATTTTAGACGTGCATTCAAATCGTGAATTTGATTGGCTAGGGGTTTATGTGTAAAAGGTGTGAATTTCGCCTTTTTAACATTCCCTAGAGTATCAAAATGTGAAAATTGTTCACGAAGTTCTCGGAAGCGCTGAATAAGAAGATGAATATTGTCTAATACACCCTTGGTTCGTTTTGAGCTAGGATATTCAGACAATAGTTCATCCAACATATCATTTACTTGCGTCTCTATTCCGTGTTGTTTTTGTGATTCGGGAATTTCCGTTTCTCGGGTCAAATCGCCTAATTCTTCTTCATATACAATTTCATCTGCAACCGAATACAATTTATGTAATTCGTCGCGGACAGATACATCGGGGCGTGCATCTTTTGGTAATGTTATGACCGCTTCACCAACTTCATTATATTCGATCGATGCTTCAGAAGGTGCTTTATAATTTTCAGGATCAAATACTTCGCCTTCTTCCAATTGTTCCTGAATATGCACCAAGGACTCAATCTTTTCCAAAGACGCGGGTTTGCTAATAATAATCACTTGCTCTAGTGGCATGTCTTTAGGGAGACCTTTATAACCAAAATCAATGTAGATTGTATCTAAATCGGGATATGTGGTTACTTCGATCATATCTTCTTCTAAATTGGTAATTTCACCTCGAATAATTAAGGGTGTTTCACCACCAAAATGAATATCAATCCACGTTTTTGGTAAAAGTAAATGTTGTCTGGCGTATCCCGGTTCTTCACTACGACTCAGTAATGAAATTACTCGAATTGACTCATCCGTAATATGTCCTTGTTCATTTATTTTCAAATGATATGGATGAAACGTCGAAACATTTGTTAAATCAATTTCGTGGTCGTCAATATAGGTAATAAAAAAGGTGTTCTCATTCAATTCAGGATTGCTTGGCGCATATATTTCTATAATATCGCCTAATTCTAATGTAATATGATTTTTCATTTGTTCCGTATCTGAAGTATCACCACTATTATATAAATCTGGTTCAGACATTATATACTACCTACATAAATTTCGTTTGGATACTTTCTGTGAAAAACTATATTCGCCATAATAATCGAAGAAACAATATAAACTGAATTACACATAGTTTATGTAACTAAGATGATCGACCAATATCCGTGCTACACTATTTTGAAATGTCCCAAATCCAATAAAATAAAGGTGCGCGATTATTGCGTCCACGCATCTGGACAACAATATAGCGTGTTTAATTACGACAGTGACTATATTTGTTTCGATGAAAGTAGTAATATTACACAATATCGGTCTATAATTATGAACCATCCGCAGCGGCAATTATTGTCATTTTCCCCACCGCGGGGTAATTCAATAAACACGTTTCATAAACAGTATTCTGCACAAGACGATGATATTTATGTCAATGAAATGATAGAAGGAACATTAGTGCACTTGTTTTATGATGCGCGTATTTCATCTTGGGAAATAGCGACCAAAAGTGCAGTGGGTGGTTACTATCAACTTTCTGAAAAGAATGTGGGACGGAATAGGAAACAGTTGACGGTTCGAGAAATGTTCTTAGAAGCTCTTTGCTATTCAAGCACAACGCTTTTTTCACAAGTAACGCTTTTCGCACATTTTTCCAAACATTATTCCTATAATTTTATTTTACAACATCCATCAAATCCGATTATTTTACATCCAGCAAAACCGTGTCTTTATTTGGTAGCAGTATATGATATTACATCGAAAGATCGTCGTGCAATAAGCATTCCCGCGCCCATATTTCAACATTGGGACTCTTTTTCTTCTGCGCCCATACTATTTCCGAAAACATTTCATGTGCAAAGTTGGGATGAGATTACTGGGAAAATGGGATTATTCAACCGAACGAGTTTTGAATACATGGGTTGTATAGCAACGCATTTAGGAACAGGAGAGCGATGTGTGATGCAAAATCCAGTATATGATGATATACGCAAGATGCGAAAAGTGAATCCCGGATTATTTTATCAATTCCTGTGCTTGCATCGAACCAATTCACTAGATGCTTATTTACAATATTATCCACGATTCAGACGTAAATTTCAACAGTTTCATTCTATGTGCAATGAATTCATCGATTTAGCACATACGCATTATTTAGCGCGCTATGTATGGAGAAATTGCAATATTATTTCCCCAAAATATGCGCCTTATATTGATGCAATACATCGTGAAATCTATTTACCTTCCTTGAAAATACAAAAGACAATAATTACACGCAAAGTAATTCGGAACTACTTGTTTTCTTTGTCACCAAATGAAATATTATATGCATTACAATATGAAAAGCGTGACGATTATCAGCGACGTTTAGCTCGTTTAGAGTTGTAAAAAAATATCTCAATGGAATGTGGAGAAGATAAATGAACAAAGTCCTTTTCGTTTAGTGATAATATATATATCTATCTTCAACCAAAAATGCCTTTTTAGCTCAGTGGTAGAGCGCTACCCTTGTAAGGTAGTGGTCGCCGGTTCAATTCCGGCAGGAGGCTCATATTACACCGAATTCAATCTCGAGTCGATGTAATATACTATGGGGCGCTTTTATTTAGTATAATGAGGATAATTTACTCAAATTAATTAAATATTTAGCAGAATGTGACTTGTTTACTGTATCCATGGAACGAAGAGGGTCGCGCAATGTATCAATAATACGCATAACCTCTTTACCATTTGATATTGAACCCAAATCCGAATTGTAATCCTTTTCAAAAAAGAAATCTATGTTTCCTTGTTCAATTACACCTTTATAGGGAGCATATACATATTTGCTCCATACCTTAATAATAATCGTAGGATTTGCCTTTTTTACTGTTTCAAATGATTTACGTGCAGTAGCTATATCATTGTTTTCTGGGAAAATGCAAATAATATCATCGAGGAATTCGAAAAAATGTGCATTAAACGTTTTTAGGATGGTTGACTTGTCCGCCATTTAGATAATATACGCAGTCTTTTTTTATATATATTATTGTAATATATATGAAATTCAATACAACCTCTATTTATATTGTCTATGGTATAATCCTATTACTCATAGCGAGTTTAGTATATCATATAGCAACAAAACAAACATATAAGGAAGGTGTTACTACACAAACTCCTAGTATCACGGCAACTCCCGTTCAAGGGTCTAATTCTGCCGCAGAAACAAGCTCAAATAAGAACATTACAAATGAAATTGGACAGGAAACGCAAGAATCCTCTTTAAGATTGATACAAAGTAAGATTACCGAATGTGAAACTCTGATCGGAAAGATTAACAGTAAATTACCCAACTCTATTTCAGAGATTAGTCCCGGGACGGTTACTATGTCTGATGTATCCGATGTTCAATTCACGATTGAGAATACACCGGTTGAAAAAACAAACCCATTCGATACAAAAAAAACAATGCTTTTTGGAAGTTGGAAAATAGGAGCCATTTTACCAAATGGAAAAATGGGTGCTACTGGTCCAAAAGGTGATGATGGAGATACAGGAATTCCTGGACCAATCGGTGACACGGGTGTGAGTGGACAAAGAGGGTCTTGGGGAACACCTATGTAATTTACAAATGCATATTTGTAAGACTATATTATAAAGTAGAATGTTTAGACAATTATTATGTATCATCCTCATAGCCATCCTTTTCTTGTGTGCTTGTTATATTCAATCGAATAATAGAGAGGGATTCTTGCAACATGAACAATTACAATACAATAAAATAGTAAAAAATATGGAATATATCAATTCGAGATGGCCAATGCAATTTGAAGTTGGGACAATTAGCGATGGAGATGGTGCGATTTTATTCAGTGGTCATTTACAAAAACCCACAATTCAATTTACATTACCGACACCACAAATAGGTCAACCAGGGGAACCTGGTATACCCGGGAAACCTGGACCAACCGGGAATCCTGGACCAACCGGGAATCCTGGACTAAGAGGCTACTCCGGTAACGCAGGCCTTTCGGTATATCAAAAATAGTAAAAATGTATTGTGATAGTATAGGATGAGTGATTTATCAAATTTATATCAAACCACTAAAAATGCACCTGAAGATATGCCGGTATACGTAATCAAAGAAATCAAGGATGCAATTTGTCCAGCACCTATGAACCCAAGTGTAGCAAATGCGCGTGTTGTTTCATTAAATAAAGAAATTCAAAAACAAGCTGATGCAATTGCACTTTTAGAAAAACACGTAGTTGAATTGGAACAACGATATCAACTTCAATTTTCGGTGGGGGAAGTAAATGTGTTTACCAAAAATGCATCAAACCAACAGCCGATTTTAGATATTTCGGGAAATATTCCAAATATATTGTTCAATTTCGCAGTTCCACAACCTGCAGCAGGTTTAGATGGACCACCTGGGAACCCTGGAAGAGTCGGTAATATGGGCGGATCTGGTCTTCCGGGTCCTAGCGGAAAAACTGGTTATTGGGGTAATCGTGGATAAGCGAAGTGATTATCTTGAAAAAATATCATATTGAATATTATAAACATATAATTTAAACGAATGGGAGGAGGAGGATCATCACATTCACCGCCACCATCTAATATAGCAAACACACCAAATCCGCAAAATGATGTACACGCAGGATATAATTGGCCAGACGGTTATAACACAAAATGTACAGGAGATAAGGGAAAAACAGCCGAATATTATGACGATGTGCCGTTTGGTCATATCAATACAAAATGGGGGTGGTATTGTGAGTACGCACCAGGCACTTATGGCCCAGTTTGTCCGTGGTCATATCGTGATAAATATCCATCTGCCTACTGTACGCCATATTCATCATATAAAACGTTTGGTGCGGCTGCAACGCCTGAAATCCAATCCACACTTAACTCTACACGCACAGCGTGCGATGAAACGAATACAACTGCAGAAAAATATAAGACACATATACCTACATCGTTGTATACTTCTGCACAAAGTGCAGCCAAAGCGGGAAAATCTTACACCACCGAATACGCAAAGAAGTCAAGCAACCCAGCTCAATTACTAGTAACACCTGCAGGGACTACATTACAAAATATATTAGATACGCAATCTGCGTGCCAAAATATGACCCAACAAATTAAAAGCCAAGCAGTGGACAAATGTTCAAATTCAGAAACATTAATCGATGCATCCAATGAGTGTATGTATAATTCGACCGAAGGAATGACTACAAGAGAAGGATTTAATACCACTGACCAAACACTGAATGAGGTGTTCGCCGAAACGTTGGCTCAAAACAAGGTTGCTTACAATGCATCTCAAAACGCACTTAATTCCATTCAAACAGAGTTTGCCTCTCCGCAATTGAAAAATAAAAGTCCAAACCCAAATCCCACACAAGTAGATCCTATTTTACGGGGTTATTCTGAATATACGATGGGTGATGATACAAACACATTGAAGACTATTCGCGGTGATTTGAAGAAGCAAATGGCCTATACATCTACTATTTACAATGATTGTACCAATACTTATTCGCTTTTGGACATGAGTGGAGTTGAAAAATGTCTTCCGAATCAATATAATGCTGCAACGTCGGCGTGTAATTATGCAAACGATTTAGCAATAAATGCACAAGACACGAATGGTGGAATGAAGAAAATTCCCAAGTTGTGGGGGGACGCGAAAAATTCATTGCACGGAAATACAATAATCAATAATAAAACGATTTTAACGAATGCAAAAAATCAATGCACGAATTGGGTTCAAATGTATGATAAATGGCAAGAAGACAAACAACAAGCCGAAGATTTGCCGTGTATTCCTGAACGTTCGATAGAACCTGCATTTAACCCAGTCATTCAAAAAATCGTTGAAAACTGGTCTAATGCATCTGAAAAATATATTGAATCGTTATTAGCACGATTGCGCGTAATCGAAGAGTATATTCAAAATTATCCCGATATAGTGGAATTAAAAAGCACAAATGTGCAAGCATTACCTCCAGGACAACCGCCCTATTTTACAATGCAACGCGTGCTTGACCCCAAAACACCGGGTGTTTCACCTACCTTTTCTTTACGTATTGATATGCCCGAAGGTGCTGCAGGTGCCAAGGGAAAGGCAGGAGAAATGGGACCAACTGGAACGCGTGGTAAAAAGGGACCTCCTGGTTCACACGGAAAAACGGGTGACTGGGAAATCCCAATTCAATATACACCTTAGGACATTTAAAATGAGTCTGTTTTAGACCAGAAAATAGTATTTAACTGCTGATAATTTATAAAATATATATATATATATATATATATAT